CTTCTGGTTCTCTAAGATCACTTGGAGGTACTACCAGAGGTACATAACTTGGTACGTCAGCTGTTGGTAAAGGTATAGATATTGTTTCTATATTATCTACTGGTGGTATTTTTATTGTGGGTATTTCCACTACTCAGCAGCTTCGGGTGTGTTACCATCTGCTATCCATTTAAGATAAGCTTGGTAAGCGATGTTTGCAGGGTCAAATGGAATTACTGCTGCATCTTCTTTTCTTATAACAAAAGACGCTACTTTTGTTTCCCCTGTAATAGGGTCTTCTCCGTCTGCAACAAGTTTGTAAGTGTAAGTCATAAATTAAAGCTCCGCCTCGAATGTTCCTAGATTTGCAAATATTACATACGAATGAAGATTGGATGGTGATGCTTTTCCTACAACGTAATTTAGCTTTTGTTTTGTTAGTTCATAATTTGCATGAAGACTTGCATTAACAAAAGCAGCACTAGCTGATTTTAGCATTAATGAGCTATGCGTTGCTACTGGTGTAGCTCTCATCTCTGGACTAAAAACTAAAGTGCTTCCCCCAATAGAACCGCTATTACCAGTGGATACTGGGTTACCAGCCATATATCTCATAGAATGTAGTTGATAATAACGCTTGCAAGCCCAGAGATCCTGACCAAAGCTTTTGTGTTCAAAATCTGTTGCCACGCTGCCTACTTCTAATTGAACTCCTGTAATTTGCCAATAATTATTAGTTGAACTCATAAAATTTACAGCATGACCATAAGCAAAACCTGCATCTGAATAATTACCCCAACTTGTACTATTTGCACTCGTATAATTAGTGCCTGCAGCTAATTGCCAATATACAGCCAACCCATTACCATCGTCATTTGCTATTTCGCTAGTAGTTAGACCATCAAAAGTTATTGTTTTCTTTTCCCACGTTGCAGATTGATTAACAGTATAAGTAGAGGTAATTAGACTTGTTGTTGTGTCATCTTTATATAAAGCGACTGTAAAATTACCAGTTTGATAAGATTTTACATAAAAAGATAATGTTACTGTCTGTGCTGAAGATGAACCATAAGCAAGTTGTTGTACATTTTGACCTTCTATTTTTTGAACAAGATAAAGATTTTCATTGGCATCTAAAGTACTTTCAATAGTATCTACAGAAAGTTTAAATGATTTAGAAAACCCAGTACCAGATGGAGCGTCAGTTACTTGAGCATGAGTAAAACTTGCATTATCAGTATTATCTGCTCTAACTTGAAATCTATCAACTTGAAACTGCCCTGAAGTTGCAGAACCTGTAGCTGATGTACCACGTTGAGCCACTTGCATAGCTCCATTAATTATTAAATTACGATTAGCAACTGGAAAGTTTAGTTTTGCCTGTGTAATACTTCCGTCAGCAGGGGTAGTAGATATATCTGTAAGATTTGCTCCACTGATAGCTGGTAATGTACCACTCAGCTGGCCAGCTGCTAAGTTAGTAAGATTTGAACCGTTAAGAACTGGTAATGTAGTTGGAAATCTATCAGTAGGTATAGTTCCACTTGTTATATTAGCTGCATCTAAGTTAGATAAATCTTTTGCAGTATTAGCCGCTACCGCTGTGTTAATAGCGTTAGCTAATTTAGCTTCTGTGACGGCATCATCGTCGATACCTTCAGTTATAATTTTTGTTAATGCCATATTTATTCTGGTTTTGTAGGCCAGACAACATTAGTCGGATCTGCTGTAACGCTTGGCAGATCTCGTAATTTTTGCCTGTAATTTTTCATTTCATTTGTCATTATTCTATCAGATAAAGCATAGATGTCAGTTGCACCTAACAATGCATTTCGCTTTCCTCTCATAAATTCCCAGTCCTGTGTAATAGATCTTTCAACTACTGGAATATCCATTTCACCTACGGGATTTCCGTAGATATCATTTACTATAGTTTTCATTTTTTATGACCAATAATATAATTGTATAACGCCTGTATCAAAAGTAGCAGAACCACTTCCAGACAAGTTTGCGTTTATTTCAAGTCTATCGAGTGTTTCACCACCACTAAAGTTGTAAGCACTATTCATAAACCATTCAGTGTTGTTTTGTGAACTACCTGATGAACTACCCCACCATGGTCCACTTCCATCACTCTGTGAGTCTAGTCTGGTTTGTCCTGATATAACCCATTGTGAGTTGACATTACTACTATTACAGTAAACTCTGTGTAAGTCTACAAATCCGTTAAAGTGATATGCTCCTCCATGCCATCCTCTTTGAAATATAGTAATATGACTATCAACTGTCACTGTTTGTGGGAGATAAGAACTTTGTCCCCAATAGGTGTAAGACTCCCAACCTCTATAACCACTGGTTTTGATTCCACCACTATTTCCTACTCTAAGTATTGGTGTATCAGAACCACCACTACCACCAGTGGCTGATAAATCTGCATAAACTAAACGAACATGGTAAGCAGTATTAGGTATAGTATTAATTACATAATTAGTATTTGATCCTCCGTTAACACTTGTAAGATCTACCTGAGTACCTATTGTAACATCTTTAACTGCTGCCCATTGAGGAGCTGCACTAGCACCTTGACTAACTAATGCTTCACCGGCATTACCGTATGATGGAGCAGTGCCTACTCCTAACTGACCTACACCACCGATTCTAAATCGTTCTACGCTGTCAGTTGCAAATCTCATACCATTATCAACGTGGTCATAAATAATATTTCCAGCATATGTTGCAGCATCAGTAGCACTTGAACTATCAGAAAAATATATTGCTCCTTGACCGTTAGCGCTAGTATTACCAGAACGAATTGTTATTCCACAATTACCTGTATCGGCAACAGTTAATTGATCTGCATAACCAGTATAACCCGAAACATCTGTACCAATACAAGTATGGTTTGTTCCACCATTAATAAATAAAGCATTTGGATTAGTGTCCCCTTCAATTCTGAAATCTACATCATTTCCCGGGTCATTAACTACCATGATAGCATTACTTATAACAAATCTATCCTTACCATCTGTTTCAAAAGAAATAACATCATTAGCAGGGAACCTCATTTTTGTATTAGTGTCCGCACTATGTGTTATGGCATCTTGTATATAAAGATTATCGTCTTGAACTTCAAGATAACCACCACTTATTATAGCGTTTCCTGTTACTCCTAATGCACCTATAGTAGTAGCCCCTGCTCCAAGAGTTCCAGTAGTTACTACATTTTGACTTCCAAAATCTGGAGAAATTTTACTTCCAGCTATGCGATCGCTAGTTGCACTGGATACCTTAGCGTCAGTTACAGCTCCTGACATAAGAATATCAGTATTTACTGTATTGTTACTTGGTGTACCTATATTAACTGTACTACCCATAACTACAGCAAAGTACTCTGTACCTGATGCTGGAGCTGAGGCTAGTGTAACTGTCGAGCTTGATAATGTAAAGGCTGTACCGGGTTTTTGTACAACACCATTTAGTGATAGTATTATCTGTTGTGCATTAGCTGGTGCATTAGATATAGTAAACTGTGTTCTACTACCATCAAATGCTTCACTAAATGTAGATATAAAAAAGTTACCTATAGACTGAGCTTCTTCCCATGCGGTATTTATATTATTATAAACAAGAAGTTTACCTGTAGTAGTGTTAAAAAATAAATCACCACCATCTAAAGTACCACTAGCTAATCCAGTTAAATCACTTGCTGTACCAACTCTATATCTTGCGTTAAAGTCGTTTATATCATCACTAAGTTGTTTAATATCATCTTCTTTACCAAGTATTTTATGATAATTGTATATCTGTCCTGATCCTGTAGAGCTGACCATTAAGCCAACACCAGCTACCAGAGTTTCACCATTTAAACTAGAGGGAGCATTATTAATAGTTACTGTTGAACCACCTACAGTTCTACCTGTAAGTGATTGCCCAGCAGTCGTACCACCAGTTCCATCACCAAATGCTGTTCCTCCAGCATCTGATATAGATATAACTACACCAGAGCTAGGTTGTGTATTAGGAAAAGCTACCTCTGTTGCTACCACTTCAAGGCCACCAAGGGGTGCTATCTGTCCAGCAACATAGCTTACAACAGCAGCAGATGTAGGAAAACTGGTATCTACGTTAGTTAAACCAGAACCTGTCTGCTTTGACATACCATCAACAATGTTAAGATCATTAATGTCAGCAGTTAGTGTTTGTGCTTCAGCAAGTTTAGATGCTGTACCTGATTGCATACCAGATAAAGTTGTAAGATCAGTGTCTAATGGTTGCTTCCCATCTAGCTGTGTTTGAATACTAGACGTAGCATCTACTCTGTTAAGCTGATCTGTAGTAACAGTCGCACCATCTAATATATCAAGTTCTGCCTGTGTAAGACTTGCTAATTCAGTAGCAGCTCCAGTCTGCATGCTTGATAAAGTAGTTAAATCAGTAGCAGAAGCTTGTTTACCATCTAACTGTGGTTGAATGTCAGAAGTTACACCATCTACATATCCAAGTTCGGTTGATGTAAGACCTGCTGGAATACCATCTAAAACATTTATTTCATCTTTAGTAGCTGTAACTCCGTCTAAAATGTTTAACTCGTCTTTAGTAACAGTTGCACCGTCTAATATTGCTAACTCAGTTGTAGTTAAACTGTTAATTGTTCCAGTAGTTGTTATATTCTGTGAACCAAAATCAGGTGAGATTTTAGTACCGACAATAGCTGCATCAGAAGCTATATTAGCATTTGCAAGTGAATCGTTTACTTCACTTGTTGTAACTTGATTTTCACCAATCATGCCGCTTTCAACAGCATTAGGTTGAATTGTAGTTGCTCCAGTATTACTGATAGCAATATCACCAGTTACTGTAGCTTCTGAAACTTTACCATTACTATCACCTACAAATATTTTAGCAGACGGTAGTGTATCTAAAACAACTTCACCAGTTTCGTTAGGAAGTGTAATAGTTCTATCGGCAGTAGGATCAGTAACTGCAATAGTTGTTTCGTTTGCATCATCAGTTGATCCTTCAAATGTTAAAGAACCTTGAGTACCAATCTGTAACTCTCCAGTCATGGTAGCACCAAGAGAACTCATAGCTCTCTGGTTTACCTCTTGTGTAACAAATAAGTTTTGTGTAAAGTTGTCGTTAAGATCTTCTGACTTGATAGCTGATCCAGCATAAAATGTTGCTGTTAAATTATCAACACTGGTTTCTCTAAATATTTTGATTTTGACTCCACTATTGGGAGCAGTATTAAATTGTATGGTTGTTGCATTTGGCAGACTAAAATCTGTAGTAACAACCGAATCAAGACTTACTTTAATGTCTGATTCCTTAAGATATGGAAATGTAAAGGAATACGTAGTTGTACTCCCGTTACCTGTGTATTCGTTTTGTGTAACAGCACTCATATTAGTTACCGTAATTAATTAGTTCTTTTGTTTTTAAATCCTTTTCTTGTATGTTGGCGGCTTCATTAACATTACCTACTTTCATCTCATCTCTTGCAAGTTGAGCATTAATAATAGACTGTTCAATGTTAGGATTCTCGCTAAGGTATCGAGCCTCTGCAAGTTTTTGAGCTTCACGTATAATCATGTTTAGCTCTTGATGTATAGGTAGTAATTCAGTTTTAAGTTTAATTCTTTGGTCAGATCTTCTAAAGCTAGATCTTCTAAAATTAGTTAAGTCTTGAATTTCTTTTCTATACCTTTTATTTTTCATTAAGCGTTCAACTTGTTTAAATAACTTTTGTTCACCTATGTATTTATTGATTTGTTCTCTGTCTTCTGGCTTCCATTCGTACGATCCTGTGCTATCTGTCTTCAGCATGCTGAGACCATCATAGCGTATGTCACGTAAAAATACACGCCAAGGTTCATTTGTACCACTAACTTTAACAGGACTTAATGCGTTAAGTGCACGTAACATTGGATTGTCAATATCATTTAATGCACTACCAGTCCATATATCTATTTGATCTGGTAACAAGTTTCTGAATCCGGGTAGTCTGTTGGCTACAAAGCCTTGTACTTCACCAGCTAAATCTTTCTGTGCATTATCTATAGCTCTAGCAAGTACACCTAATGATCCACTAGCTGGTATCCAAGATGTCTGACCAGCTCCTAGCTGTGCCCATGCACGTTCATTACCATTCAATGCATCAAACAAAGGTTCTATCATAGTTAATGGTGACTCATTCAAGAATGTAGCACCGATAGTCCATGTAGCTTTAGATATAAAGTTTTCTAGCATATGCTCATCCATGTCAGATGCATAATATGCAAGATCTCCCATGAGTGTAAGTATGTGCTCTACACCAATTAGACCTTTATAACTATACCAGTTGTTACCAATACGAATAGTCTTAGGTACATAACCCATCTCGTCTCTTTCTTTGTTACGCTTAGATGCGTTGTAGTGACCATTACCACGAATGTTACCACCCATAGCATAACCCCACAAAGTACCTGTGAGTATACTACTAAACGCTTGTCTACCTACATACTCAGCTTGTATCTGTTTAAAGATAGCATCTGCAAATGGTTCTTTACTTGCATCTATACCATGCTCCATAAGTGCTGCTGCTATATCGTCTGCTGATTTAGCATAGATAGTTTTAGCGTACTTATTAATACCGGGTATAAGTGTAATAGGTGTCCAAGATAATGCAGCTTTAACATAGTTAGAAGCAGTACGTGGAAACGCTAGTAGTTCTTTCAGTATAGGATATGCTGTAGTAGCTTCTGTAAGATAACTAGCTACACCATCATCTAGGTTAAGTTGTATCTCACCAGAAAATGATCGTAATGTCTGATCTTTAACCAGTCCACTCTCATCAAAGAAGTTTTTATAATGTCTGTTTTCAGCTTCAAATATCTTTTGCCAGTCTGCATAACCAAACTCACTAAACACATCTTCATACGCTTTGACACGTGAATAGTAGTGTGCATTGTGTGTGTTAGTAAATACGTCAGGAAATATCATAGCGGTCATACCATAACGTAGACCTTTCATTTTAGACATCTGAGTAAGTGCAGCTGCTGATTTAAGCTGATAGGATCTACCCCAGTTACCATCTTTTTCATATAACTTTGCAACATCTTCCATGATGTCCCAAGCCTTATCTGTTTTAAATACATAATCTTTACGATAAGCATTTAACATTGCAGTAGGATCTTGGTTAACTTTCTTCATCATTTCAAATGCATCAGTTAAAGCACGTCTGTTAGTTTCCCATACAGCACCATTATAGTAAATAGTTTTAAGTACATTGTCCATATCACCTTTAACAGCATGACCTAATACAGCTGTGATTGGTCTAAGTATTAGCTGTGAGCCATTACCTACACCAGCTCTGAATGCTGATATACCAGATAACATGTTGTTATATCTAACACCCCATGCACCCTTAGCAAATAAATTTAAGTTCTTAGGGTCAGGACTTTTAAGTAATCCTAGTGGTGTAATCTGCTCTGCTGCCCATTTATATAGTTTAGCAAGACTATCTACATCACCGTTCGTATGTGCATATGCGTCAATTAATGGACGTAAAGCATCTGGATTAGTTTTGCGTAGTTGTTTTAGTTCTGCTGTAAACTTTTTATTCTTAGCATGTAAAGCATTCTCTGCGGTATTAAATTCACTTAGTAAAGTATCTATAGCTTCGTTAACATTATTAGGAGGTACTTGATCAAACCAGTTTTTATTACGTAATGACCAACCTGATAGATATTTATTAAGAGCATACTCGTCCATTAAGAACTCTAGTTTGTCAAGAATAATATCCATAGCACGGTTGTCATCTATAAACGGAGCCATCTCAGTTATAGACTGTGCAATAGTAGAAGCTTCTCTACCTAATGTATCCATAGTTCTAGCAGATGAAGCTGTTACTTCTCTACCTAAGAATCTATCAACAAGATCACGCATAGCAAACGCTGCTGCTCTTGCCTGATCTTCATTAATCACTTCTACTTTTAGCTTACCCATTAACAAGTTCTTGGTATCTCTGTTTTGTAGAAACAACTCTTGAACATCTTTTAATGTTGCGTTAGGATCAATAATATCATTGTATATACCCCATGCAGCTGCATTCATTTCCTTAGCACTAAATCTAATACCATCTACAACAGCATTAAATCTACCAGCATCTCTAGCTTCTTCAGCTACACCCATTACAGCATCACGACTTCTAGAGCCTACCATAAGACCTTTACGTCTCATAACGTCTGTAATTATAGGTGCTGGATCTCCTTTGGATGCACCAGTTTTAATAGCTGTAGTATCAGCCATGTTACGTGCTACATTACCGGGAGGTACACTCTGTTTAGCTTTAGCTGCATCATCAAGTACATTAGCATTTAAGTCAGCATCAAGTCCGTTAATATTTAAGTTTAACTGTTCGTATTCATTAGCTGTTTTTCTTTCAATACCAGCTTGTTTTTCTACATCTTCTAAGTATTCGTATCTACGATAGTAGTCATCCATATTATCAATTTTAGATAAAGATTCTTCTAATGCAATCTTTTCATTGATAAGTTGTCTCTCCATACCTCGACTTAGATTCTTACTACCTAATGATAATACTTCATCTATTTCTTGTATACGTACCAGTTTGTCTGGATCACCACCCATTTGTATATTTAACTGTTTGTAAGATGCTGCGCTTTGATCTAACGGCTCCATCCAACCCATGGTTTTATGACCGCCTTTAACATCAAGGAATGCTCCTAAAACACTACCAAATATACTGAATGGTGCAGACTCTAGCATATTCTTACGCTTTCTGACACCGGGGCTATCACTTGTAGTAGTTTGAAATAACTGTGGTAATGGTAATCTACCTTTTGGTCCGAACGTATCAGGGAACATTTGTACCATAGTATCGGTTAAAGTGTCATCTTCACCGACATCACTTAAACCTAGTATAGTAGCATCTCCAAGACCGTGAGCTGACATAGTAGCTGCTAGTTTTGTAAACCAAGGCTTACTAAATAAAGCACCACCAGCTAACTTAGTATTAAGCTGATTCTGTATCGCACTACCACCTATAATAGAAGGTAATACAATAGAAGATATACGTCTAATACCTTGATGTGCAGGGTTATCAAGCATTGTAGCTTGATCATACTTCTCATCTACCTTATTAAAACCGGGTATAACAGTACCAGCTGCATCCATTACAAAATCAGCTAGACCTAAACCGGGTGCAGATAGACCCTGAAATACATTGTCTAGTCTTTTGAGTGGGTTATTATCATCTAAACTGATTTGACGTTCATTCTGTCTTACTTCATTAGTAGACATACCATAGTATTTTTGGTTGAACTCTTCTTGTAATCTGTCTCTTTCATCTCCTTTTTCATTCCACCATGAATTATACTCATCTTTCATGGTAGTATGATTGTCCTCTATAGATAAGTCTACAGAGCTATTACCAAACTTGTACCCAAAAGGAGCAGGGAATACAGGCTGTGCTGGTTTGGCTGTTTGTTCCTCTTCGACCAGTTGGCCGGGAACATATGTTTCTTCTTCCATTAGTTCTGTAGCTGTTCTCTATTTGTAGCGTTTAGTAGAAACTCCCATGCAGGTGTATCAAATTGTGTTTCAATAGCGTCGACACATACTTGTAAAGCTTTCTGATCGTTTGACAATCCAGCCGCTCTAGCACCTAGTATTTCGTCACACCATTTGTCACCACCCCATTGCATAACTGCTTTCTTTGTTCTAGCATCTGCATCTACTGTATTTTTTAGTGTATTAACAAAGTCTTCTTTTTGTACACCTTGTAGTACACTCTCATCCATTAACTTATTTAACAAAGCATTGTTTGTCTTACCTGTCTTAAGTAAATTGTATAAGTGTGTGTTGTTAACTGTAGGATTTTTAGATCCCATATCAGCTGCAACTAGATCCACCAGTCCATTTACTCTTGACTGTCCTTTTGTATCACCTAGTGTAGCATCAATCTCAAAGCTAGATATATTACCAAAGTTTTCTCCAGCAAATCGTGTAAATATAATTCTATTAGTTGCACCAGATTTACCTTGCTTTTGTTTAAATAAACCAGATCCACGAAATCCATCACTGTCAAAGTTAACAAGAACACCGTTAACATATCCTAGCTGTTTATCTATAGATTCTTTAGCACGTGAGTATCTTTCTGAGGGTGTACCATTATGATCAGCTGCGTAGCGTGCTAATAACTCAGATCTCATGTAGTCAGCCATAGTAGCCGCTGAAGGACCAGCAGCTTTATCTAAAACTCCATCCTTTTCTACTTCGTCTATTGTAGCATCTGTAATTTTTTTGAGGTGATCATCTAAGTCTTCAAACTGTACACCTTGTGCTTGTGCAAGACCTTGCAAATCTTTATAGATAAATCCTATTTTTTGCTGCTCGTCAGGTAGGGCTGCCCATGCACTATATACTAATCGCATGTCACCACTTTTATATGCCTGTACGATTGTAGAACTCAGTGTTTCAGCATTGATATACTGACTTTTAAATCCTAGACTACCAGCAAATAATTCTCGTGCATACTGATTACCATTTGTAGATTCCCAATCCTCAAAGAATGCGTCAGGATTCTCTTTGTAGTATCCGTCATTCATTCTCTGCTGATACTTAAGTGCATCAGTTTGTAATCTAGCTTTAGTTATAGTATCTTGAGTTGACTTTTTCTTTTCAAATCGTTCAGCAAAGTCATCAGTCAACTCTTGCTTTAAGTATGGAAACTTAGCAAGTATATGATTCTTAGGTGTATCTTTGTCAGCACCGGGTATGAGATATCCGTTAGGACTCTCAGGTGTAACACCCATAACATGTTCTAAGTATGTCTGAAAGTCATTGTAGTTATCCATCTCACTCTTTGCCCATCCTACGATGTTAGCTCGAGTGTTAGGTAGTACAGCTGGTCCATAAGTACCATCTTTTCTTTGTATAGGTCTAGCATTAACACTAGATATTACATCAACAAATAATGCGTTCTTTCGATTGTAAAATGCTTTTTTGACACTTTCATATTCTGCATCAGTATTAAAGTCTGCACGTGAAAACTGTGCTGAATCATCATGAGCAAGAGCTTTAATACGTTTACTAAAACCATTTATAACTTGTGTATTACGTTCGTAATCTTCACCAAGTGTAAGCTGGTTTTCAGCAGTAAATCCTTTTTGTCTAAATAACTTTTGTACTTTAAAACCAAGTTCAGACTTAGGATTAATATTATACTGCTTCATCACTTCCATAGCACGGAACTGATACAAGCTCATAACAGTTTTTTTATTTACAGGTAAACCTTGTTGTTCAGCAAACTTAATAAAATCACGTTCAAGCCCATCAAAGTTTTTTGAAAGATCTTGAAACCATAACTTTTTAGTTACTGGATTATTGATTTCGTTGACGTTTGTAAGATAGTTAAATCTTTGTTTTGCATTAACATCTCCTTTTGAAGCAGCTGAAGCTTCTTTAAATCTATTTTGAGCATGTTTTAAATAATCTACTTGACTCTCTGTTTTTTGATACAAAGTAGATATACTACCAATTTTTCCTTCTTCAACAAGTTTGTTGTATTCTTCAATACCAGCTTGAGTCTGATAATAATCGGTAGTTTTTTGTGCTAACTCTTGAAAGTTTTTAGAAAGTGTAGGAGATAGACTCTGCCATACACTTGCTAATTTATTATACTCATTCCGTTTAGTTACTGCTGATCTCTGTTCTGTAAGATTATTACGTTTCAGTGCTTCAGTTCGTAACTTTTCAGGTACTTCTACTTCAATCTCTCGATTAAGTTTTCTGTTTTGTTCTGCTACTTTTGCAGCTCGATCTAAACCTGTGCTGTACTGTGCAGCTTGTTTTGCTTGTTCTGCTTTTCTATTTTCTAGAGCTGACGTTTGTGTCTGCGATTGAATCTGCATGGCTCGTAAGCCGTCGTCCAGTCTAGTATTTCGATTTCTACCTCCCCCAGCGTACTTGGTTAGGTATTTTTTTGTTGCCATGATTAACTTATGTCAAATGCATTTATTAAGCCGCTTGCTTGATTTGCAAGTCCAGCGATAGTCGTACCCCATACCTGTGCAGATGCGGCTGACGGTGAAGTCATAGCTCCTCTAATTGGCTCAGGTCCGAAGTCATAATCTTCAAATACTCTTGGGTATAAGAATGTTGCTTGTGGTGTAGGTAATGGCTGTACTGGCATTGGTATTTCACCGGGGTCTAACATCTTAGCTGCATATGCATTAAGATCTTGTACCACACGTTCTGTACCTATTGCTTGTATAGCACTTCTAGAAGCCGCTGTAGCGTTGTCAAGAGACAAGTTAAGTAAAGACATAGCCGTAGATGCTTCTAACGCTGCTACGTTCTTCTGCCGCTCAACTGAGTTACCTGTCTGTCCTTTTGCTCGTATTGCTCCTTCAGCTTCTAATGCCTCAATATATGCTTCATTCTTTTGATACCTATTTTCTGTTTCTATTTCACGTAACTTACGTCTTTCATCCATTCTAGCAGATTTCTCGTTGAATGCATTTATACCAAGCTGATTGACATAGATGTCTTCAGACTTTTGATACATTCTATTATTTAGATCTTGCTGTTTGTTACGTATTTGTAAATTATAATTATATGTTTGTAGGTTTGCGGCGTCTTTATGTGCTGCTATCAAACCTTCTTGTTTAGCTCTTTCTTCTATTTCTTGTACAGCATAGTTACGCTTGGCTATCGCAGATTCTTTTGCCATATCCCAAGCGGCGAGATCGTATTGATACTGTGCTTCAGTACCTTTATTCTGAGCTTGAGCTGCTTGAGTAGCAGCCTGCTCTTGTTTTCGACCTCCATATATCTGTAATCCAAGCCCTACTATTGGGGCTATAAATTGTAACATTATGTTCTCCTGTAAAATCTAGGTGCGTATATTCCTTCCCACATCATAGAGTTAAGAGAGACAGGGAACGGTGAGTCGTTAAATAATCGTAGTGTAAAGTTTTCTGTTTTCTGATGTATAGGTAATGTAAATACTGTATGATCTGATACGGGTATATCATTAGCTAAATACTGGTCAGCTTTAATAACTGGGTTTAGATTATACCACTCATCAATGTATATAAGTATTTCATCAGCACTATAGACAAGTATATTATTTGTACCACTTGCTGGTGCACTTGTAAAGTGAATAAACTGATCGTTAATAGTAAAATCTGTAGTCTCTACTCCACCTATCTTAACTTTCATTATATTTAAGTTATTAGGTGTAAAAGTTAAATCAAATGTTTTATCACTTGCATTACCACTAAGAGTTTTTAGCTCACTAGATGCTGAACTTAAAATAATTTTAGGTAGAGCATCAGTCCTATCAACTGTAAATGCTGTTGTAACAACATTGTTAAGTTTAACTTTTATCTGGTCATCATCTATATAATTTATATCAGTATTAATCCAAGGATATTCTGTAGTAGTACCATCTGCGGTATATATACGTTTACCTTGACGTATACCTTTAGATCTTAATTTAAAACCCATAACTCCTGACAGACCTACAGCAAACTTCATACGAGCTACTGTGAGGTTAGCAGTAAAGTCACTACGTTTCATCTCATCGTCTATCTTATAATACGTCTTCGGTAATATCACATCAAAGTCATATTTATATCCTACTATAACATCACTAGCAATGCTTTCTAAGTTTTTAAATGGTACTTTAAAATATGTACCATCACTGTCTGATCCTATTTCTGGAGATAAAGTAAATCCAGATTCAATAAACTGACCTGTAGCTGTAGTACCCTTAATAATAATAATAGGTGTTAAATTTGTTGCATTAGCATAAGGTATATAGCATTTAGAAAACTCATTAGTAGAATCAAATACTACTTTTTTATTACCAGATCCTGTTACACCATTATCAGCTTGTGCATACAAATCTATACATGGGTTTAGTTTTTGTCCTTCGTTATTAACAATAATAGCATCTTCTGGACTTTGACTAAGACTAGCTTTACTGAGTGTAAACTGACCACCTTGCTTTGTAACTGCAAAAAATTCATCCGAGTCTGTTGCTATAGTCTGTACATTACCGGGTGCTAACCAGTTAAACCATGTCTGTAGTTTTATTTCTTTACCTTCTGCATACTGTCTAAAGAAATATACATATCTTGAATTTTGTCCAGAGAACGCAATAAACTGGTTCTGAGCACTAGCTATTAATGTATCAACTGTAGCGGGTATCCATTCGTTTACAATTCTACCAATGTCAGCTACCTGTGGGTTTTCGTTTTCTCCACGTGTAACCATCGCAAAGACTCTAGTATAACTAGGTGTCTTACTGACAAAGTTAATTGTTGTACCAGTATCGACAGGATCAATAATCGTATCCATCTCATAGTTAGCGATAGTACGTATAACTGTTTTAGCTGGTGTTAGTACACCGTCGTTAGCTCCCATCAAGAACTGTTGGTTAGCACTAAAGAGTACAAGACCCTGAGTAGATGGTAATACACTATGAAGTGCAACCGGCTTAATGGTACTTGCACTTAAATCAATAGGATCAGCGTCCGTTAAAGTTTGTGCAGATGTAGAATAAAAATTAAAGAAGTCAGCTGATTGACTTAGAATAACTGTATCAGCAGCTAAGAATCCTAATCTATTATTATGGAAAAAAGATTGTTGTATTTGATTACCAATAAAGGATGGGTGTGGGTTTGTAGTATCATCACCTACCTTACGTTCTATCCATGTAGAGCGTTGAAAGACAAAGTTATTTACAGCTACGTTAACTAGCTCATGTGGCATAGTTGCTGCATCTAAACCTGTAGACATACCGGGACCAATAGTCTCTTCGTAATAACCGGGACCAGATACTCCATCAGTAGCTACAAATTTTAAGTAGTAAGAACTTGTAAGAGCTCCACTGTTAATAATTTTAACTACATGACCATGTTTTGACTCACTAGGTAACTCATCGAGAGTAGCTGCTTGATCTTGGAATACATTTAACTGTGTATTAAATGGTCCACCAGAACCTGTAAGAGTAAAAGATGAGTCATCTTCAATAAATATATTATCTTTTAATTTAGTCATTGTAACTGCATTACTAGCTGTAGCTGTGACTAAAGCAGCTTGAATTTTTGTTAATGCATCATCATATGTATCATTACTATCTGTAGTTACTGTCCATGCAGTTCCTCGTATAGTTCCACTGTATGTAGTATCAACTGATGTACCTGAAATTTTAATTGTACCCTGCTGATTAGCTGAGAAATTAGGGTTATCAGTTACAGCAGTTGTTTTAAACTTATTAGTTATAACAGACTTATCTTGAATTGTAAGTACATCATATTGATTCTTGTCTGTTTCTGCAAGATATGCTTGAGCTTGTGCACCGTGTTGATAGTCCCATCTAGTAGAGCCATCTGTTATGTCATTACCTGTACCAGTAGGACCACCAGAGGCAGCTGAAGTACCGGCAGTGTCACATTTATAAACTTTACCACTGTCGTTCTGTACAAGATCTCCTTCGACATAAGCTTGGCTTGCAGCCCAAGGTACAGCATCAAAGTATACATTACATACTGCAAACGTTGCTGCGTTCCATACTGCAATAGTTCCGTTAGTTTGTAAAACTGGAGGAGTAGCATCATTATATGTTGCTGGTGTAATACATCCTATATATTTTTCTGTTTCAGTTCTTGTAATAAAGAACCATTTTGAGTTGTCATAAGTAGTGCCAGTACCTAGATTTCCTAACCATTGAAACCCGGGTCTTTTTGTAAGACCAAAGGTTGGGTCAGGATAACCATTGATACACTCCTCGACTTGACCGGGAAGTTTCTTATCATCTGATTGTCTAGATACTCCACCAAGATAATCGTCAACTCGCTGAGTTACTGAAGGCATTATCGTTGTAAAGCGTGAAATGGTTGATAACTTTGATAGTAGTTTTGAGCGTCTTGTGGATGACCAAACATTGTAAACTGTCCTTGACTGGTTTCATACTCTAAAGCTACAGCTCTTGCTTCTCTTTCTTGTTGCTGTAGTCGTGCGTACTGATCATCGTCTCCTACTATTCTACCAGATACTAAAGTAGAAGCTCTGGCTTTGATATAGTTTTGTATTGGTTCTGGTAAGTCTATAAAGTCAAACTCCCATATCACATCACATTCGATAGGTGTAATCTCCCATGTGTATCTATGATTTTGTCTGTCATATAGTTTACCAGATCTTCTTACCGCATGGTAAGGTTGGTTTGCTGCATTTTCTGTTAACTTGATTTGTATAACATTGTTAGGAATAAGTATCTCCTTGTTAACATCTGTGTTAAACTCGTAATGGTACTCTTTGTTAAAAGTCCATCCTTCGGATTGTACCTCTCTAGACACCTGTAACAGTGTATCATAGGCAATCGCAACTTCCGGGTTGGTTTGGTCTAGTGTAGTTACAGGAGCCTGACCACATGATGTTAGTATTTGGTTTACAGCTGGTAGCTCTTGTGTAGCGTTTGTGGTTGGAAAAGGCATAATAAAAAAAGGGAGCCGAAGCCCCCGTATAAAAAAAATAATAAATCTACTATGAAGTAGTTACGTTATCTGGATATTGGTCACCAAATACAGCAGGCTTAGTTGTTGTTCCAGCGAACAATTCAACAGCAGCAGCTGGGTTAAGGAAATCAGCACCCATAGCTAGTCTACCTAGGATAACATCACCTTGGTACACAATAGAAACGTCACCTGAAGTTACCTGAACTTGTGGTCCGATAGCTTCTACAACACCAGCGGCTTCCTTCTGGAAGATTAGTCCACATGTGTTAGCAAAGTCTGTTGAGTTACCGTAGTTGTTGTGAATACCAGCAGATGCATTTGCTCTAGCATCTTCTGTAGCTTCAGAGATGAATGAACCTGTGTTACCGGGATCAGGAGTTGCAAGGTCAGTACCAGCAGATGCACCCGAAGAAGGAGCATACTTAGTACCATACTTACTAAAGAATGGAATGTTCATTGACTTGTAGATCTTAATGCCTGCAATTTCAACGATACCTTGTCCAGACTGTAAGGCTGTACCTGTTACATCTCTGTTTACAAGAGCGTTAGATCCTACGTTTTGTATCAATTCGTAGTACTGTCTTGGGTTCAACACAGCAACTCTGCCGTCAGAGCTTACGCCTTTCTCGTCGAGAGCAGCAGCAGCATCATAGAAAGCTGATATAAGGTGTGTTGCATTGTATGCGTCATCCGCATCTGAACCAGCTCCAACTTGGATCTGTGTTCCACCGGGCTCTACGTAGCCGGACTTACTGATTGGTGAAGCTTGACGTGCAGCTTTCGCAACTTGACGGAAGATAAGTCTGTCGTACTTCTGAGCAAGAGCATATCCAATCTTCTTGGAAATCTCTCCTCTTAATTCATAGTGTGCTAGTGTTTCATCTAGCTCATATACAAACGCAGAACTAATTAATAGGTCATCGCATGTAATAGTTTTTTCAGCAACTGGGGGTGCATTATCAGAGTTACCCATGATGCTGTTACCGGGTGTATGATACTCGGCTTTTGTGTGTCCTGTGTAGATGAACTGAAGACTCTTACCGTTTGTAAGTGTTCTCTTCATTACAAGGTCTCTAGCAATCGCATTGTGCTGGAAGCCTTTAAACATCTCTCCACTGAACAACTTTAAATAAAGGGCTCTAGCGTCACCTGTGCTATTCGATTGACCCGGACGGGTTAACGGAGCAAGTTGACTAGAACCTGATTGTTGTTGTGCCATTGATATGGTTTGATTAAAAGTTTATATTGCTTTGTACAAATTTTTTTTCGATCGTTTTTTTGTGTGTCTATCCACACCGTCTAGACGGCTAAAGGTATCCGGCGTACCGGGCAAAAGCCAAGTGCAGGGGAGTCCTACTCTGAGGTGCTCCCCGTGCTATTATTACTTCACAAATTTTGTGTAAGCAATGCCACGATATACGTAAGTTACTTGCATTGTAATCTCCATATACCTAAGCCCCGTTCCATGCTTAGGTTGTCATGCGTCCTGAACAGGATGAACGGACGTGGCTGTTACCCTATAGCTGGTGCTGTA